TCACCTTGGCCTGCAGGCCGCCTACGAGATCCAGAAGACAACGATTATTCACCGTGCCACGGGTTCAGAGTTCATATTCTACGGGATTGAGCGCAACCTCGAAGACATCAAGGGAACGTCTGACGTTGACATTCTCTGGGTGGAAGAAGCTGAAAAGCTGACTGAGGATCAGTGGGTTGTTATTGGCCCGACGATCCGCAAGGAAGATAGTCTTGCAATCCTTCTGTTCAATCCGAAGTTCGTTACCGATTACGTTTGGAAGAACTTCGTTGTCACAGAGCAGCCTCACTCAGTTGTGAGGAAGATCGATTACACCGAAAACCCGTTCCTGTCGCAAAAGGCGCTGCGCGATATCGCTGCAATGCAGGAACGTAACCCGGAGATGTTTGAACATGTGTACGGTGGCGTACCATTGGGAGATAGCGAGCTCTCAATCTTCAAGCGCCGCTGGCTGAATGCATGTGTTGATGCCAACAAGCTTCTCAAGGTTGATCTGACGGGACGAAACATAATCGGATTCGATCCTGCAGACGATGGCGAGGACAACAGCGCCACGGCTGACAAAATCGAAGGCGTCTTCGTTGATGCTGATGATTGGGCGTCAGGCAAGGATGAACTTGTCCAGAACGCCAAGCGCGTCTGGGCAAAGGCAAAACTGCTGGGTGCCACGGTGTCATACGATACGATTGGCGTGGGTGCCTTTGTTGGCGGCTATATCGATGAGCAGAACAAGACTGACGGATCAAAGGTTGAGCATTTCGCTTTTCATGCCGGTGACGCTGTCATGGATGGAGACAAGCCGAGCGATCCCTCCAACAGCAACAGCCCGTTGAACAAAGACGAGTATTTGAACCTTAAGGCTCAGGCGTGGGCGAATACTGCGCGTCGGGCAATGCTGACGTTCAACGCTGTCACGCGCGGCCAATCGATCAAGCCAGAGGATGTGCTGTCGTTCTCGTCCGAAATGGGAAAGGCGAAACTTGATGCGCTGTTCACTGAACTTTGCGTCCCTTGGTGGGTGGAGAGCGAAGGCAAGAAGCGCGTTGTTCCTAAGCTGAAGCTTAAGAAAGATCTCGGCGTCAAGTCTCACAACCTCGCTGACGCAGTTATTGCGGCGGACAATGTGAACATAGCCACCGAAGGCTACACCCTTGAACAGATGATGAAAGCTTACTCATGACCGAGACAAAGCCCCGTGTTCGCGTCAACACCTCTGGCGTGATTACGGATGGATTTGCCAATTTCGTCACCGGTCTGGGGGGCGGGAACGCGAAGACATCCGCCCATACTTATGTGATCGATCATGACCAGGTCACACTTGAGAATGCCTATCGTGTCTCGACATGGTTCGGGAAGATCGTTGACATCCCAGCTGATGATGCAACCCGTGAATGGCGCACATGGAAGGCAGAGAAGGGCGATATTGAACTGATCGAGGCCGAGGAAAAGCGGCTGCAGGTGCGCCAGAAGGTGCGACAGGCCCTGATCTGGGCGCGGCTGTATGGTGGCGCTGTCATCGTTCCTCTCGGTCTTCCGGGTGATAACAGCCAGCCTTTGAATAGCGAGCGTATTGCTAAAGGCTCGATCAAGGCGCTCACAGTCCTTAGCCGTCACGAGATTACGGCACAGGATATGATCAAGGACCCGATGGACCCACTCTATGGTCATCCCCGGTCGTACACGATCAATTCCGGTAGCGGTCAGCAGGTTTCACTGCATCCATCCCGTGCGATCCGCTTCAACGGCAGGACGGTAAATAATCGTCGGGTGGGGACTGACGGCTGGGGCGATAGCATCTGGATGCATCTCTCTGATGCTGTAACCGCAGCTGATGGTGCGGCATCCGTGATCGATGCTCTGTTGCAGGAAGCTAAGATTGATGTCGTTCGCATCAAGAACATGGTGCAGCAGATGGCCAATGGCGATGCAGAAGCATCGTACATTCGCCGCTGGCAGATGGTCGCGGTACTAAAAGGCATCTCAAATGTGCTGATGCTCGACGGTGACGACGAATGGGATCAGAAGCAGATCACTTGGACCGGTCTGCCTGATGTAACTAATACGCTGTTGAACATTCTGGCAGGTGCCTCGGATATCCCGCTAACTCGCCTCACAGGAAAGCAGGAGAGTGGCCTTAGCGGTAAAGATGAGGGATCGCTCCGGAACTATTACGACAGCGTGAAGGCCAATCAGGAGCTTAAGATTGCTCCATCGCTTGCTCCGCTGGATGACATGATTGTCCGGTCCGCACTCGGTAGCTCTGATGCCGGTATCTGGTCACAGTGGGTTCCGTTGTTCCAACTGTCAGAAACCGAAAAGGCTGATATCGACAAAAAGGAAGCCGAAACCGTCGACATCTACGCTCGCACCGGGCTTATCCCTTCTGACGCGCTCGCTAAGACTGCACAGAACCGCATGATTGAAAGCGGGCGTTGGCCGGGACTGGATGAGGCCCTTGAGGAAAGCGATCAAGAGATCGAAGCCGGTCTTGATCCTAATGATCTGGAAACGGGCGAGGAAGATGAGGCAAAAGCCCCATCTTCATAAAGTTTTATTTCTTCGCTTGCGTTTGATCAGAATTGAAGTTCGAAGAAGAGTAGTTGGCAATGATGTACTTCTCTACCGTTATTGCTCGGCCGAGCTTCGCTTCAGCTTTGCCCTTTATGGCATGAAAAGCCTTCTTAGCAGCTTCCATGTCGCTGAACTCACCAACTAAAGTTGTATTTGGTAGCCGATACCAAACGCTTTCGGATGATAAAATCCAAATGGACCACCCTAAGCTAATCGCGGCGTCTCGATACTCTGTGTACGGACTTGGGTTGGTATTTGTCAGATCGTAAGTTGC